GTCAGGATTGTCAAAACCACCAAGTTGTGCTTTTTCCATTTGGTCGAAGTGCGCTCTTGCCTGTCCGGTATTTACACCAGCAGACTTGAGGGTATCTTCCATCCAATTTAGATATTCAGCACTTATTACATCGCTATATTCACTTTTATCAAAGTTATCTTTCATCTTCTCATCATCCTCTTTTTTCTCATCTTTCTTATCAGCCATTTCGGGCTTCTTTTCATCAGAATCGTCTTTCTTATCGTTTATTGAAGCCTCAAGAGCAGGGGGTAATTCTCCTTTCTCCATAGCGTCAAGTCTCTTTTCAAGACGGTCCAGCACAGTATTTAATTGTTCATCTGCCATATTTGTGTCCTCCTTTAGTATACGAAATTGTGCTTCAGGGTTGATACCCTTTTCGCAAATTGTAATTTCGTGGAGTTCCATTTTGCTGATTTCTTGGTAGTCACCATGTTCAGCATCTGATTTACGGACACGCTTGAATGCTTGCCCTCCGATTGAAAATCCTCGTAGGCTACCCTTTCTAATTTCGGATGCAACCTCACGAGCCTTTTCTATGTCATTTCGCATCTTTACGACTACGAACATTCCTGTGTCGTCTACTTCAGACTTCCACATTCTTCCATTTGAGTCAATAAAAGAGTCAATAACTTCACCGACTTGAATATTAGAATGAGCGAGTTGTACATTTCGGTACTTGTCGCTCTTCATGAATCCGTTAAATGCATTTTTTAATGCACCACGAGTAATCATATCACCTTGCTTATCTACCAATTCTACCGAAGCATAACCGGCTACAACCAAATCAGAGCCACTCTTTAGGAGGGTTAAACCCTCGCTGGTGGTAGGTCGCTGCATGGTGAGCATGAAAGGTCTTACTCTTAATTACCTACTTATACTTTATTAGGGGGCAAAGTAAATACAGGCTCTTCTTTTTCTTCCGGCAAATCGCTTGACTCCGTATCATTTTCTATAGATTTATGAGATTTTTTTTCCCGTTTGTAAGGTTTCTCTAATTCTTCTCCCGGTCTTGGTCTACCATCCCAATCAGGAAGATTAGATTCATCTCGTAATGATGTTGGTCCTCTTGGTGACATATCAGGAGTAGCCATATCAATACCTAATCCTTTAGGACCGCTCCAAGACATTTTTTCTTTAGTTAGTATATCTAATGCCCTTTCAATTATTTCTAATCCCTTTTTGGTATTAGGTTTCAATAATCTGTCCTCATCATCCTCTTCTAAGATACCAGCAGATTCCTCTTCTTGTTCTTCTTCTGATGGTTGATTCCCATCATCATCTGTAAACTTCATCAAATGTCCCTCTATTAATAGAGGTGATAATGGACCCCAATATGGTCGTAGACTTTCTGCTAATATGATAGGATAATTTGATTTGTACATATCTATTAATTCATTATTAGGATTATGTAAGTAATATACAGAGCCATGAATATTATCTACATTGTAATTGACAGTACCTATATCTTTTAGAATTACTGAAAATACTCCATCATTATATTCTATATCGTGTGGTATTATTATTGGATTAAGAGATTTGGTCATTAAATCAAGAGATTCCGTACTTGCTGCACCTTCTCCCTCTCCTTCTCCTTCTATATTAGATACTTGTACATTGTAAACTTCTCTATTCGCTCTATTTTTCTTTGATATACCCGATACCGATACTCTTACTATATCTCCAATTTTGAATATCTTCTTTTCTCTATGTGCAGTACCTACATCCATGTATGTTTTACCATTCAACTCTACTGCTCTATTTCCTAAACCTTCACCATCAAGTATAGGTCCGGCTCCTAATTGATATGTGTAAGGTCCTTTTCCTCTACGGTCAAGGACTACAAAATTATAATCTTTAGTATTACGAAGAAGTAACCATTTTGGATGCCTTCTTTCACCTTGCATATAAGTAGACTTAGTATCCCTTAACAAAATCTCATCATGTTCTTCTTGAAGATTTTTAACTGCTTCTACCAAACCTTCTTCATCAGTAAATCGTGTATCGTGTGGACCGGGTATGATAACATTTTCATGACTATCTAATTGCCCTCTTAGTACTTTCAATCTTTCATGAATGTGCATATCACTAATATCGCTTTCATCATAATTCATAATATCTATGATGTTTAATTCTTCATTTCCTAATATACCATCTATAGTATAGTTATTATCGGTTAATTTGTCAAGAGATTCACGAATATTTTTCTTTACACCAATCTTTTTACCATTTTCATCATACACAGTTATATTTTCATCTTTTACAATTACTACTCTTTTACCTGTATACCATTTAGAAACTACCCATGAACCTGTAAATCCTCTAAGATGTTCTAAGTTATCCAAAGCAAAAATACGATGCATAGGTCGTATTGGTGGAACCCATTCAGCATCTGTAGATTTAGATAATAACATATCAGGATTTAATAATGAATTAATTAAAGGAGTAATTTCGCTTGTACTAACTGTTCTCCAATCATCAGAAGGAACATTACCTTCCTCATCCATTCTTGCCATCGCTGGCATTCCTTGCACCGGTCTTGCATTAGATAATGCGGTTTCTACCACTTCTTTTGGAAATGACATGTGAAGTAAGTCTTGTGGTATAGTATAGTATGGAGTAGGTTCAGTATGTGGACCAACTATAGGTTCACCGTTTGGTCCTATCTCAACACCGAAATCTGATACCATCATATCTTGATAGGCACCATCAACTCTACCTGCATCAAAAGTATCAGCAATACTTGTTACATTAGGAGCAGGGCCTCCAATAGGTCTACCATGACTCCAACTTGCTTCTGCTACTGTAGTTTCTTCAGGAGATGTAAATGCAGTATCGGGGTCGAGTTGTCTTGGGTCTACAACTATTAAAGAGTCTAAAAGATTCTGTGTTCTTCGTGTTGGTTTCTTTAATGCCCCGACACCTTGACCATCCTCCATATAAATGTCATTAGAAATCATTGATAATCCATTTTGATTTAATGCATCCCCATTTATTTTTTGATTCATTAAAAGTTTCATATGTTTTGGTACATTATGAAGTGAATGTAACTTCCAAGATTTATCATTAGTTTTTTGACCTAATTCTAAAGCACTATGATAACCATCAGTGTGTAAAGTCCTCATTAGTTTTTCATCATTGGATAATTCTTCTTCGGGTTTATTTAATAATTCATCATCAGGTGTGAAATGACCAATATCTAATCCACCTAACCTTTCTAAACCACTATTTGTAATTAAATTATTAATTGTATTTACATGGATTGGGGTATTCCATTTTTTTGATTTATCAATCAATTTTCTTACATGTTCTTTCATACGCCCCTGATGTCCGGTATCTTTGTGGTCTAAACTAAGTTTACTCATTACCTCGTCAACGCTCATGTTTCCATCAATCTCGTGACCGTCAGAAAAGATAGTTGCGGCTAATTCTCCATGAGGGTCACCTTTCAAATTGCGTGTCGGAGATTCTTTTTGTGAATACCCAATACCGTAATTGTAACCTGTATAACCGTGTGTATCATGAGGTACTGTCAATAAATATCTTTGAGAATCTAATATAGCACGAGATACATTAGGAATCCAATTTGGATTTTCAGGATTAAATGCATCAGGATATTCCGCTTCAATAACGGGTTTTATTTTTTCATTAAATGCTCTCATTACTAATTCTCTATCTGCACCTAATTTTTCATTTAGTTGTTTACCGGTAGGAAATCGTTTGTATTTATTATTATCAAATACCTTAGATTGACCCGCTACCTTATCTTGCATACTAAGTAATTGACTTTCTAATTTATCTCTTTCTACATTTAATTCTTGTAATTCTTCAGGATTCATAAATTGTTGAGAGTGCATCATAATATTTTCTAATGATTCTAATTGTGTTTGTAAATCTCTTTCTTTTTCTAAAGAAGGCATTATACCTCCAAATTGTAATGCTTCTGAAATAGCATCAGTAGTACTTACATCACCCCAAAATCTACCACTTGTAGAAGATGTTTTGGCCTTCTCTGATTTTTCCTTTACTATATCTTCTCTAATATTTTCTAAAAACTCTTTTAATGAAGATATTTTATTTGCAAACCCTTCCTTATGGTCAACAAAATCTTCATTTTTCATGTACTCTTCTATTGCATGTGGGTCGTTAGAATCTAAATGCCTTTGAATCTCTAACAATGTTTGTAAATTAGAAGTATCATCTGCACTTTCAATATATCTTTTTACTGTTCTTGATGTTAATGCAGGTGTATTATCCCATCCCATAATACTCATAAAATCTGCAATATCTGTTCCTGTAGAAAAAGGATGTTTACCCGACATTAACTGTTGAGGCGTTATGATAGATTTATCTGAAGGTTGATGATTAGGATGTAATCTTCCTAACATTGTATGTAATAGATGTGCAATATACGATTTTTGTTGCATATCTTTGTTCGATTGACCCGCATAGTGACTTTCTGTACTTAATTTAGTTGTAGGGTCACTTAATACAGAATTAAGTAAGTTAGAAGCCTTTAAGTGACTACCTACTTGATTTCGTGCCTCGTTCATATTTCTGTTGTGTATCCAATGTGTATATTCGGGATTAAGTGAAGATTCCATTTGGTTACAATTTTTATCACCATAACTGTTATTATTAATACTACCATCACTATTTCTATAGAGTCTGTTAGTATTAAATACAGACATTAAATCTCGTATTGAGTGTCGTAAATTATCATAGACCAATTTATCTTTTACTTCGCTCCCCTGTGCTAAAACAGGTTTTGCTTCTACAACATTACCAAATGGTGACCTTGGTGGTAAAATATGCATACCTAAAACATTATTATTATCACTTTCAGAATAAAACTCACCATTACCCGGTTGCATTAATGGAGAGCGACCTTCTTCATTTTGTAATACAGAATTAATAAACTCAAAATAAGTTGCTGCACTTCTTCCGACACCCCCTTTATTTCTATATACACTATCAAAAAAGTTACCTAATCCTATTGTATTACCTCGTGTATCTTCTCTCCAATAATCAGGTTTATCTTCATCAATATGTGGTCCAAAAGCCGCAGTAAGGAATGTTCTAACTTTTCGTAATTCTTTTGCTTTAGAATGAACATTACCTCTATCTATAGACTGTTTAACAATCTCTTCAATATCCTCTCTTGGAATAATAGGACCATCTAATTTACCATATATTGGGTGGTTTTCCATTAATTCGCCATCTTTATCTAAACCTGCAAAGAACCTTAAATCATTATCAGTTAACTTATTTTTATGTGCTTTTTTATTAGATAATTTTTTTAAGTTTTTATATGATAAATCAGTTATTGCATCTGTCTGAAACGCTGACCCATCTGCATTTAATAATGGTAAACTTTGTAAAATCTTTTTATGAGGCATCATCTCACCATCAGGACCTTCCCAATAACCATCGGCTTCTAACCAATTAATATTTTGAGTCTCGTGTATAGCATCAAGAATATGTTTACTCATTGAAGAACCATCTTCATAAAATGGAGTATGTACCATTTCATGAAGTCCTTTTTGAGTAAATCGGTTTTCACCCCCTATGTAATCTCCATCATTAGATTCTTGATAAAGCGGTACATTTCTACCACCCTTCATATTATTTCGTAGCCACCAATTTAATTCAGGCATAATTCTTTGTTTGAGATTATAAGTAAATCTTGCAGTAGGTATTTTATCACCATTTGGCATTTCTATAGTATCATGATTATCTAATCCCTTTTCAGGATTCATCATATGGTCGTATACTGTAGTCCGTTCTATAGGTGAAAGCCATTCTAAACCAAACATCCAACTCCCCCATCCTAAAGCATGAGGATGTTGTTCATCTTTTGGTATCTCATCCCAATCGCCATAGTCCCAATCTTCAGGTTTTGATTCTACCATTTTATCTGAAACCCAATCATCGGCTCTATTTTCAAAATGTAACTCTCTTAATCTTTTTTCAATATCTTCATGAGGGGTTTCATCTTCCATTAGTTGTTTTTCTAAATCCTCATTATCTTTTCGCCA